CCAGTGGAAGATTCAGCGCCTTGCCACGCATGGTCGTGAAGGTCGTACCGCCGTCCGTCGACTTGATCAGATTGATGTTCTGGCGCGGGTAGCCAGACATCGTGAACGGGCCATCGCCCTGCAGGAACTCGGTCGTTACGTACAGCGTGTCGACGCTCGCAAAGGCAATCTCCATGCCGTAAGAGCCAAGGTACGAGGCCGCATTGCCAGCGAGGAAGTCAGTGCCTTTGCGGTCGAACGTGGCGCCGTTCCATTTGTAGATGCCGGCCAAGTAGCCATTCCCGCGTGCGCCCATCCACATGCTGCCGTCGAACTGGTTCCGGAAGAAGCGGCGGTAGGAACAGTTTACGTCGAGGCCCGCAGGTGCGGTCGTTGCCGCCAGTGCCGAAATGTCTTCGGTAGGCGCCGACAGGCCCTTCCATGGTGTGTGGTGCGCTTCGCCATAGGTGATGACCTTACCGTCGTCAGTAACGCACACGCTGCCGTCCCGGTGCCCGATGGTCGTATCGTGCGTCCCGGTGCCGATCTGCACGTCCTGGATCATCTCGTACGTGTTCTTGTTCAGCTTCGCCAGGCGCGATTGCTGCACGCCACCAACGGTCACGGGGGCGACGACATAGACCGCGTTGGCCGTAGTCCAGATCGGCGTGTACAGCGACAGCAGCGAGATCACTTTGGTGCCCGAGTACGGCGTGTTGAAGCTCGTTGGCGACAGGTTACCGGCAGGTGTGACGCTGGCTTCGACCAGATCGGGGGTTGGCACAAGCTCGAACCCGCGGATACGCATCGTGCCGCCGACGCTGTCCTGCTGGCGGCCAATCTTGAAGTGCGAAATACGTCCGGCATCTTCTCGGGTGAACGAAAACGGCAGCTGCGACCGCTCGACAATGCCAGACCCTTGCGGCGGAACCAGATTGATCACCTTGTTCGCATAGACAGGCTTTGACGAATCAGTCCACGGCTCATAGGCGCCGTAGAATCTAACCGATGCAGGCGATGGCTGACCCGGCGTGCCGGCCATCGACCACAGCATATAGACGTCGTACTTCTGCCCCACGACCGCAGTATCTGCGGTGAAATGGATTTGTCCCTGCGCGTTCGGGAAAGCGTAGGTGGCCGCCCCGTCGACGTCGTTGGCGGTATATGGCGAACCGGTGCTGACTGCCATTTTGGATGGCAGAATTGTGATAGTAGGATTCGCCATATTTTATTCTGCTTTGCTGAGGGTTTCGAGGATGGCGTCGACTTCGGTGGCTGGCATCGTGGCCAAGTGCTCGGCGGTCAGGTCTTCGTTTCCAGCTTGATGGTTTTCATTTGCCCGCGCCGCTCGTACATCACCGTGGTGATGCCGCGCTCGCGAAGCATGTTGAGTGCGTCCGCATGCGTGGCGCGGTCGATCTTGCCGACGGCGCCGTGCATGTACACAGTGCTGCTTGTCAGGTGGTCGACCGTGATGATGCCGCCGTACGGCCGGCGTGCCTCGTACCCCCCCGGCTCGTCGTACGCACGGATGGTCGAGACGGTCGTTACCATGTGAAGGTGGGCCATAACGGTAGCTTTCTCTTAACGCTGTGCCAGGCTGGCGCGCGCGGTGCGCACCGACCTGGCGCAGGCCATGCGGAAGATTACTTCGCTGGTTTTGCAGCTTTTGCGTCTACCTCGTACGGCTTTGCCACCTTGCCGTCGGTCAGGATCTTGGCCTGATCGGCCTCGAAGCCGGCGACGTCGCCTGGACTGTAAATTTTCCAAGGCTTGATGAATTCGACAGTTTCCACGATGGAGTTCCTTAATGAAGGGTTGGCCGACCTGCGGTAGCAGGCCGGCATTCAGGCCGCTTTACGCGCCCCAGGTAACCGCGGTCAGGATCGCGATCGATTCGACGTGGCGCGGGCCGAAGTCGTGCTTCGCGATGACGCGCACCAGCGTTTGATCACGCTGGAAGGCGCTCACGAGATTGCCGCCTTCGTCCTTGTACGTCGCTTCCTTCGAGTAATCGATCAGAAGCGTTTCGTCTTCGCCGATGAAGCAGTCGTTGAAGTCCACGAAGTAGATTTCCGACTGGTTCGAGCTGGCGCCCAGGTTGTTCGGGATCTGGGTCGTCTTGCCGACTGGATAGCCCTTCAGGTTCCCGTCCTTCATTTCGGGATAGACCTTGTTGCCGTTGCCGTCGCGCAGACCTTCCAGGAAGCGGAACGAACGCGGCGACATGATCCAGCCGGGCGCGCCCATGTTGGCGTTCACGTTTTCCAGAGCCAGAATCAGCTTGTTCAGATCGTTTTCGATCTTCTGCAGCGTGTCACCCGCGGATGCCGCGAATTTGAAGCCGGCCAGCGCCCAGGCCAGCAGGCCTTTCGGGGTTTCCAGGGTGCCGTCGTCGCGGATAAACGCCTTGTCTTCGCGCGAGCTCATGGCGCCAGTCAGGTCATCCACCACCAGCTTGTCGACGTTCGGGCTCGTACCGGCGTAGGCCAACAGGTCGTTCGAAATCGGGACCAGGCCGGTCAGCTTCTTCGCCGACAGCTTCAGGTTGTCGAAGGTCTGGCCAGTCACACCGATATCCGAATCGCTGCCGGTGTAGCCAACGACTGCACCACCCTTCAGGCGCGGCAGGGTGATGTTGCCGTTCGTGAGCGGCAGCGTGCGCGCGCCGAGCCGGCGGACAACCGACTGCGGACGCCACAGCTCGATTACTTCACGGGCCATGTTTTGCGGGACGAGCACGCCGCCGGCGCCAGGCGTCAGGGTGTTCAGTGCCATCGCGACGTCTTCACCGAAGTGATTGTCCATCGCGAACTTGGCGGCCACCTGCTGGTTGCCTTGAGCGACGACCAGTGCGCGCACCATGCGCGACATGCCGGTACCGGGAACGCTTGGCATGCGCGGCGTCGCCGGCATGCTTGCAGCGGCTGCAGGCGGTGCTGCGGGTTGGTGGATCGCCGACAGGGCGCGATCGACAGGCACGGCGGCCGCAGCGGCCATGCTCTCGGATGCTTCCATGCGGGTAATTTGCGCGGTCAGCTCGCCGAATTTGGTTTGCAGACCGGTGAACTCGACCAGCTGCTCGGCGGTCAGTTGACCACCGCCGGCTTCGATCAGGGCCAGGGCTTGCACGCTGGCGTTGACCTTGGCGCGTTCGCTGCGGAGTTCGTTAATGGTTGGCATATTGCCTCTCCTAAAATGGAAAAAACCGCCTCGGGGGCGGCTTGGTTGCTTGTCCCGCGAACGCGGTCAAATTTGGGATTGGATGGCCATCGCTTGCGCGCGGGCTCCGATGGAAGGTTTGGTACTGCGCGCAGCGCGCGACTCGCGCGCCTGCATCGCAACGCGATCAATTGCCGCTTGAGGGGTCTCAATGCGATCGGCAAAACCGATGTCCACACCCTTTTGTCCGAAGAAGACGCCGGCCTCGGTGGCGCGTACCGCGTCGGCACCGATTCCACGGTACTTGGCGACGGCCTCCACGAACTGGGTGTAATAGCCCTGCACCATGTCGACTAAGAATTTCATCGACTGCTCGGTGATGGGCTCGTGCGGGCTGAGATCATTTTTGTGTGCGCCGGCGGCGACAGTTGTCACCTTGACGCCCATCTGCTCATTGCGCGCCGAGATGTCCAGGTGCTTGGCGATGATACCAACTGAGCCGACGCCCGACGTGCGGGACATGGAGATATTCCCGACGGCGGCGGCGATGAGGTACGCCGCAGAGAAGCCGTTGTAGTGAATAATCGCAGTCATGGGCTTGACGGCGCGTGCCTCGAAGAGGAAGTCAGCCAGCTCGTAGCAGCCAGTGGTGCTGCCGCCCGGGCTGTCGATATCGAAGGCGATCTGCTCCACCGACGGATCGGCCAGCGCGGCACTCACTTGCGCGCGGACCTGTTCGTAGCTAGTCATTGTCTCGCAGGGGTTCATTTGCATGCTGCGGCTGACCAGCACGCCATGCACCGGGATAATCGCCACTCCGGTGTCAGCAATGGACTGGCGGCGCGCCGACTCAGCGCGCATCGCCGCTGTCTCGTATGGACCGTCGTTGTCCTCCATCATCTGCGGCTGCGCGCCATTGATGCTCAGGTTGACGATGTTCAGGCTCATCTGCTGGTTCGCCCAGGCAGCAGCCTGGTCGAGCATGGCCTCGGTGACCATGAGCGGCTGATTGAAAATCATGCCGGCGATGCGAAAACGGTTCTTCATGCGAGGATTCCTTCAATTTCAGCGACTTGCTCGGCGCTCGCCTTCACGGGCGTAACCGGCAGTGGCTTAGCCGCGTCGACCATGTTGAGCGGCTGCAGGTAGGTGTTGCCACCCATGATAGGGGGCAGGTTTTCCAGGCGGCGAATGTCGTTCACAGACAGCCATCCCCACTGGCGGGCGACCGCGTATGCGGCATAGCGCGATCCTTGATCGCCGCGCAACAGGCCGGAGACGTTGAACTCGATGTAATACTCATCCCGCTCGCTCGGGAGCAGCAGGTCGCGCATCATCGCCTGCTCGTGTCGCTTGATCCAAGGCAGCAGCGTGTAAATCACGAACTGGATCGCCTGGTGCTCGATGTTCGAGAACGTGGCCTTGTCTAGCTCGCCGATCATGTGCGGCGGCACCTTGTAGATGCGAGCAATGTCGAGCGAAGTCAGCTTCAGGGCCGGGATCAGCTCCGCATCGACGTTGGTCATCGAGAGAGGCTTGAACGTCATCCCCTCCTGCAGCATCGCCACGCGCTTGGCGTTGGTGCTGCCACCGTACATCTGCTGCCAGCGGTCGGTGATTCGATCGATGACGCTCTGGTCCTTGATCGGCGACGACTCTCGCGGCCGCTCGATCACACCCGACAGCGCAGTTCCGTTCAGGAACGACTTGCCTGCGTATTGCTGGATCGCCTGCGCATGGCCGATGGCGTTCGCGTGCAGCATGATCGGCGACATGCCGACGTAGTTGTTCAGGCTCCACCACCGGACATGGTGCACCATCCGCTGCGGGATCGGCTCCTGGCCATCGATGCGGTAGTACGGCAGCAAGTCAGGCCCCTTGAGCACCTGTACGCTTTCCGTATCGACTGGGTACAGTCCGGTGACCGTGCCATCGCCGTCGCGGCCGATCAGGCTGATCGAGTTGCCCCGGGTACCGGCCTTCAGCTGGCTGTTCTCCAAGAACTCGAATGGCGTCTGCCAGGGATTTGGAGCGTATGCCAGGATCCTGTATAGCGTGTGGTCCTTAGCCGACTCGCGCCCGCCCCCTTCGGTGCGACGGAACAACTCAAGCTTAAGCTGCGCGATACTTTCTGCGATCAAAGTAACGCAGGCCTGGAGCGATGTCAGCGTGAGGGCCGACTCGACAGTTACCAGCGGTCCCGCATCGGAGCGTGCCCCACCCAGGCCGGAAAGCCAGCTGCCGCCGCCGGCGCTAACCTGCGGGCTAAAAAACTGTTTGGCGAACATCCGTTATTCCTTGATGCCACCGCGCGCCATGGCGCGGGCAACGGTGTACGACCAGAACAGCAGGCCAGCGCCAGCGACGATGAAGCCTGCTGGGAGGAAGATCATCCCGGCGCCGACGGTAATCGAAAGCAGGCCGATGATGCCGGCGACGAGGGTCGCCCAGTCGATGAAGCTCATATGCAAACGCCCTCGTCGTAAATTGATGTGGCCTGGTTTGGTACTGGGTCTAGTGCCATAAGTGAGACGGCATTGAAAAGCGCCATCAGCGGGTCAATCTTCGCGATGCCCGATGCCTGCTTGGTGATAATGAGCGCGTTTCCGCGGGGCTCGACCTTTGCATTACCGACGCACCAGTTCATCAGAGGCTGGCCACCGTGCACCAGCACACCTTCTGCCAGCTTTCGCTCAGTAACGCTGATAGGGCCAACGAGCTTCCAGCCTTGAGGAACGCCGAAGCACATGGCTTCGTCAATGCCAGCATCGATCAGGGCCTGGAACATCACCTTGTGCGTCTTTTCCGGATCCAGGCCGACCGATGCAAGCAAACCCGACTCGTTGATCTGCTTGACGACAGCGGCCACTGCGGCCACGTCGCCGGGCAACTGCTCGATGATGATCAGATCACCCTGCTCCTTGAAATCTTCGTACCGGCTCTCTTCGCTTTTACGCCGGTCGAGTGCAATTGGGTGCGCCCATGCCCGCGTCCATCCCAGCCACTTTCGAGTTGACCGCTCGCGGCCGACCACAGCCAGGCCCAATAAGTCATCCAGGCCGCCGCCGTCGATACCAACGGTGACCACTTCACACCGTTCGAGCAGCTGCTCAAGCGTCAAACCGGGCACCTTCGCTTGCTGCTCCCAGAAATCAGCGCCTGCCCAGCGGTCAGATCGCAGATTCAACCCGATTTCGACGTTCAGGTGCTTGGCGAGGAACTGCTGGAACTTGCCGTCCGTCCGGTGCTGCATTTTGCGCAGCTGGTCTTCAAGCCATTCGGCGCTGACAGAGCGACCAATGTTCGGGTTGGTGATGTAGTAGGTCGACGAGTCGAGGTAGGCCTTGGCCTTTACCATGGCTGCCGGGTACTCATAGAGCACGCCCAGCGATTTCTGATCGTGGATCTTCCCGTCTCGTACATCACGGAAATAGTTCAGCTTGTCTTTGTAGACGCCGGCGGGTGGCTCGTCGCTCTGGGTGGTCAGGTAGATAACCCAGCCCTCGTCGCGCGATACCTGGCCACCCAGCGCCTCCATAAACATCGCCTCGGCGTTGCCACGCTTGCCGAACAGCCAATGCTCGTCAACCAGCACCTTTCCGGACTTTTTGCCGGACACGGTATCAGTGTCAGCTGCTACGACCTTCAAAGAGGCGCGCGAAACGCGATGCGTGATCGTCCGAACATGGTCCTGGACGTGAAACAGCGCCAGCAGCTCGTCGTCGGCGCGGACCATCGCGGCGGCCGGCTTGAAGCTGTTGTCGGCCACTTCCTTGGTTGGCGCCAGAATGAGGTGCTCTTCTTCGTCGCGCCAGCACAGGATCACTGCAGTCAGCATGATGCCCGCGGCGATCGTCGATTTCGTGTTTTTCTTACTGATCAGCAGGTAGTACTCGCGGATCATCTGCTTGCCAGTTTCGGCGTCGTAGCCACCGAAGATCGCAGCGACGAAGTCAAACACCCATTGTTCACTGCACTCGCCGAACGTCGGCTTGCCAGGCAAGTCAGTCACCTTCAATTCTTTGAAGATGGCCAGCGCCTGCTCAGCCTGTTGCGGGAAGATCGGCGGAGGAATGATCGACAGCTTGGCCTTTATCCTGTCTTCCCAATCCGGACAGGCGGTAGACCATTCCATATCGTCGTCCTTACTTCACTGCCTTGAGCTGCGGCGGGGCCGCCGCCGCGAAGCGACTGGCCACCTTCTTGGCGTCTTCGTTTTTCTGATCTTTTTTCCCGCCCTCACCCAGCTTCTGGTGCTTGAACGGCATCAGTGCTTTGGCGACATCAGCACGGATGCGGATATCAGCCGCCGGCTCGTTCATCAGATTCGTGAGGAATTCCATCGGGTCTGTGGTCGACGGGATGTCGACCACCTCGTCAGCCTGCGGTGGTGGTTTGGGGACGTTCGCGCCGCCAGTGGCGCCAGTGCCACGCCGCTGATCAAGGTAGGCTTTAACATCCGGGTCTTTAACATTTCTGGACCCGGCTGCTGATGCCGTTTTTTCACTAAAACCGGCACGAATCGCCGCTTCCTTATTCGAGAACCCGGCCAAAACGGCATCGGCGAAGGCTCGCTTTTTGCCTGTTAAAGCCATTAACAATTTCCTCCAGGGGGATTTTTTTCTGCGCGTGAGTTGCTAGTCGGTGTCCGGGTCCGAGGCGTTGTAGACTTACAACACCCCCTCCCCGCCAGCACAGACAGGCGTCAGGTGCGGGGCCAAGGGTGGCGCGGTTCGATGTGGGGCGACTGCGGGGCGATGGCGCGACCATCGCGTAAGCCCTGCTCGTATGCATCGCGTGGGTTGGAGCGCACGATGCGGCCGACATGCTTGATGCTGAAGTACACGGTGCGCGTCAGGGCGGCCAGGACGTTCAAGCCCAGCGGCAGGCAGACTGCTTCACCGGTCTGCCACCGGAACCATGCAACGCCGTAGAAGCGTGGAATGATTTCGCCGTTCGTGATCTTCTTGAGCATGCTGTGTCCTATCTACCGCGCGCGCGGTCCGCTGCCTCACGCGCCGTCTTGGCGTCGTGGCATGGAACGCAGAGCACTTCCTTGTTCGATTCGTCGTCGCTGCCCTTCTTCCAGAGCGGGATGATGTGGTCGACCGGGCCACCGATGGTGGTGCGCCCTTTGCGCTTACACTCCTGGCACAAGCCGAAGTCACGCGCTCGGATGCGGTCACGGTCGCGCACACCAGCCGACCCGCGCTTGCGCTCGACGGTTTCAGGCCGCTGCGTCGGCAGCATGGTGACTTTGCTTGCCGCTGGCCGAAGTTGTGTTCGTAGCTGCTGCAGCTTCACGTCAGCTCGATCTTGATTCCGCGATCAACGATCGCGTCGATCATCTGATCGGCGCGAGCTGGGCAGAGCGAGGCGCACAGGAACGCGACGGCGAGCGCGGGACGAACCCACCATGCAACATGGGTGCGCAATGCAAGGGATACGGTTGCCATCAGTTGGCCTTCCATGGCTCGTGTGCATGCTCAATGCTCGGCTCACGTAGCGCCTGCGGCCCTGAGAACAGCGCGCGAATGACCTGCTTCACATTGGCAGGGACCTGACGTGCCGCCTCGACGATGCTCGTGCTTGGTCCGCCGTGGCCTTTGGCGCGCAGGATGGTCTGGGCTTCTTCGCACGCCGCCAGATGCTCAGCAAACTGGTTCAGGCGATGAAGGTCAGCCGCCTTGGCCGCATGGGCGCCAGGTCCGAGCACGGCGCGCAAGATCTCGGCGCGATAGATGCGTGCGATGTCGTTCATGCATTGCCTTGTTGGTTGCTGAAGATTGCCAGCTCACGCATCTTGTAGACCCGGCGACGTAGCCAAGCCAGCTCATCGTGAATGCTCACGCTACTTCTCCCCGAAGCCCGGCACATCCCTAAACGTCGCCTTATGCACCCGACGGACAAAGACGATGACCATCAGCACGACCAGCGTCCACAGAGCGCCGAACAACCAGCCCGGCGCATGCAGTCGATCCAGTAACAGCCAGAAGAGGATTGCGAATACGATCGGAGGGCGTGGCGGCAACGAGCTTTGCTTGATGAGCACTTCATGCGACATGACATACCTCGGGAAAAGAAAAAGCCGCCCGGCGCACTGATGCGAGGGGCGGCGAAGATCCTGCTCTGCAGGACCGGAGACACGGGAGCGGACGGCGGGACTCTCACCCGCGGCTTGGGCTGTGTGCGATTCGCGCATCACCAGGCAGGCTACGGCCGCATTGATCGGTTGGCCCGTGCGTGGGCCAGGCGGCGAGCCTCAGAGCTATCTGCTAGGTAGGCCGCAAATGCAAAAGGCCCACCGGGATGGCGGGCCTTTTCGCTAGACGAGCGCCGGCTGTATTGCGGGCCGGGTACTCGACTGCCTCGGGTGACGTTGGCGCCTAAGCGCACATTACGTGGATCGAGGGATATGTGAAGAAACGTAGTTTACGCCCGGTTCGCGTAGTTTGCAACACTGTTGCACTACAACTCGATACGCGCTGCAACACCTAGGACGATGTCATCAGCGGCCGCACCCAAGTGCATGCGACGATTCATCGTGATGTGGATGTCCGATGGTGTCGCACCGGTGACGTTTCTGAATTCGGCTACTGCCTGGACGGTGGCGAGCAAGATTGCGCTCTCCATCTTTTCGCGTGCAGCGCGGATGCTCTCGGCCGCGCTCATGCCGCTCGCCTCATTTTAGCGGCCGCCCGCGCGCTGTGCGCCTGGTACAGCCCTTGTAACTCCGACACCATGTCTTTGACGCGCTCAATCTCCATCGCACCGCCTTGGACCGGCTCACGGCCAGTGCCGGCGCAGTGGGTGCAGACCCGGCTGGCCACGACCTTCGTACCGTTGCATACTGAGCACTCGCCGCCCAGCCAGTGTGCCAGGCTGACGCGCGCGATCTTGGCGTACATGGCGTAGGCAGCCTTGATGTCCCACTCGGCCTTAATATTCATCCACTTGCGCTCAAAGCCTTTGCGCGCCACCTCGCTGGTCCAGACGCGCAGCAGCACGCCCATATCTCGGGCGCCGCTCTCGATCGCTTGGCGCGGCACGCCGGCGACACTGGCACGCAGTAGCATGGTCCCGAATAGATCGCCCGATCCGCCCGATAGATCGGCGAGCGCAGCAGCGACGAGAGGCTCCGTCTGGTGGTGTTGAGCGTCATCTTGCAGGTTGGAAGTGCTCAGCGCTTGCAGGTATCGTTCGGCGAACATGTTTTCTCCGTGGTAATTCATGAAGATTACCAGCCCATTCGAATAGATGAGTTGTGTCCGAGATTTTCCAAATTGCAAGTTTCAAGCGAAGCTCGGATCAGGACATAAAAACCAAGCAGACCACATCTTGCTAGACGAAGTGTCTATCGAGCTGTATGATAGACACTTCGTCGGTCAGGGTGGCCGATGCCTTTCATGGAGGAGTTATGTCTACAATTGAACAAGCCGTGCAGTCGGTGATTGATCGCTCGGCGCAAGTGCATGACAAAGTGGTTTTACCGGTGCGAACTCAACGATTCTCGACATATGCAATGAGTAACTTTCGAGGCGGAATCGGTAAAAGTACGCTGACCTTTAATATCGCGTATGAGATATCCCATGATGATAAAACTCTTTTAATGGACGTATGTCCGCAAAGAAACGTATCGCAAAGCATTTTCGGTGATTCGGTTTTGGATTTTGAAACTACAATCTATGATGCACTAATTTCAGAAGTCGCTGGCACAGGGCAAATCGAGATTGAGGATTTAATTAATCCAATTTCGTCATACTGCACGTCTTTTTTGGGGCGAGGACGGAAGAAGAGCTACATGATTCCAGGCTCATCTGAACTTTTCCTATTCCCATCACTTCTTTATAGTCAACTCGCTCAGTATGGACAGTTACGAGGTGATCACGGAAAAGCTGCGAGTGCGAAGGTTTTGTTGGCTATCAAAAAAATAATTGCGCGCGCTGAAGAAGAGATTAGGCCTTCAAAGATTATTATCGACACAAGTCCTTTCTTTGCAGGTGCCACGCACTTGGCTTGGTGCGCCGCGGAAGCTCTGATAATTCCAGTTCGTGTGGATCAGCACTCAATCGATGCAATGCGATTAACGCTGGAAATGTTAGCGAAACCAGACAGCGAATTTCACATGTTTAACGCGCAGGCAGGTTTGAATCATCGCCCCAAGGTTCACGCAATTGCGATGACACACTGTGGCTGGAGTCGTCAAAAGAAAAATACGCCCGATAGCTCTACCAAATTTTTTCTCCAGAAAGCACTAGAGGTAGCGAAGGAATACGAGCACCTCTTCTCCGAGGAGGATGCTGAAGATTGCTTCTATTTATTAGACGACTTTCACTCTAGTGGACGAATCAGCGGAAAACAACGCATCCCTTTATCTAGGCTAGAAGCAGGTCAAAAGTTTTTGATCGACGGCCAACGCCTCGAAGTTAACCCTGCCGTGGATCGCTACAAACGAGAAATAAAACATTTAGCTGCTTCGCTATAAAAGTGATTTTACCTAGTTAAGGGAGGAAGGCTCCATGAAGCCTTCCTTCTGATGCAGCTAGAAATTCTCTTCGCTCCAGCCGCCTCCGTGCTTTTTCGCTTTCGCCTGAATGGCAACGAAACGCATTGGGTACAGGTCTGCAGCAATCTTGATCTTAGCGCGTGCGTCGTCCTGCCAGAACCCTTTCACCTCATGCATTTCCAGCGCGCCGTCGGCCAGCATTACGGCGAAATCCGGAGTGTAGAACGTGTTGTCGGCAAGTCGCAATTTGACCCCCTCGAACTTAAACCACGCAACCTCGCCAGCGTGGCGCCGCGCATCGAGCGTGGCAGCGTATGCGGTTTCGGTCTTGTTCATTGTGCCAACCTTGAGCCGGCCCAGCGCCTGGAGCGCACGTTGAGCGGTCATTGGCGAGCCTCGAGCGACGATGCCACTGCGATGGCCAGCTTGTGCAGGCGAGCATTGAACCAACGGCGCACAGCGTACGAGCGCACCACGCTGATCACCGTATAGATCATCCCCAGGACAAGGTTGGCGCCGGGCGTAATGTGGAAGCCAAACAGCGGGAAGATGAACATATTGGCCGTGAAGTTGATCCCGAAACCGATTACTACGTTGATGATTGCCTCGATGAAGGAGCCGAGTCGAGTTTGCGTCATGTCGGCATCCCGGTGAAGTTGATGGTGTAGTGAGCCGGGGTGCGGTCGGCGTATCGGTCGATGATGTCGGCGGCACCAGCATTCAGGGCCGGATAGAACGGCAGCGCGCGCGGCGGCCGGTCGTCCGTGAACTTCCCCTGCATCATGGCATCGCGCAGCACCACCAGCGACGTAATGGCCTTGGTCACGTGCGACATGCCCGAATCTGGATCGAGGTCTTCGCCCTCCCACCACGCCATCAGGTGCCGCATCACTCCGTCGTAGTAGACGGATCCGCGCACGCCGACCACCCGGTAATTGTGCCGGCCATACTTGCTGGCGCCCTCCAGCATCGCCACTCCAATCTCAGCCAGCACTGTCGCCGGCACCGTCGACATCGGCGCCTTGCGCACGCCGACCAGGTCTTTCGGGTTGCTCGGCTTGTCGCCCTCCGTGTGGTGGAGGGACAGCGTCTCATGCGAATCGATCATTTCATCCTTTCATTGCGGTTTGGACTTGCAACTGTTCTTGTTTGGCCTGGCGCCGCTCGATCCAGCGCTCACGCAGCGCCATGTCCTTCGCTCGAATGAACAGCACGCAAGCACGGTCATTCCAAGTAGCGAACGGCCCGCGCAACGGGCTGTCATCCTCGTGGCCCCGGCAATACCCCTGCCCTTGCTTGAGCTTGTCCGGATAACCCTCCGTTTTGAGCCGCTCGCAGCGCGCGCATATCTCGACGTCGGCACCCATCAGGCTGCTCTAGCCGGCGGCAGGTCGCGGCGCACGAGATCCTTGAGCGAGCCAATTCCCTCCGGCTTCGGGGCACGCCGCTCCGGCTGGGGTAGCGCAGCAACAGTCGGCATAATCGCCGTGAACGTGGGCGGCGCTGTCGCCTGCTTGAGTGCGGGGTCCAGCGCCAGCTCGATGCGGGCCTTGAACTGACCCATGTATTCACCCGACCGCGGCGACAGGCCCAGCTCCGCACCTTTAGCCAGAATGGTTGCATCGGTCGCCCACCAGTTTCCGCCGGCCGGCTTTGGCTGGTTGACCGGGGGCGTCCAATCGGCGGCGTAGTGCTCCCCGGGCCCGAAGAACGTAGCCGCCTGCTTGATGAACTGCGGCTCGATCTTCATCGCCTTGACGTAATGGGCGTACGCCTGCGCCCCAGCGAGCATCTCTGCCAGCGTGGCGCCGATCGTGATCCGAGCAGCCCATGCCTTGTGCGCCGCCTTCTTGCTCGCGCCTGGGCGCGCAGGATAGACCTCCCACACGACTTCGAAGTCAGCGGGATAGTCGTTGCGAGCCACTTTCGCGGGCCGGCCACCTGCGCGTAGCAGGTCAAGCTCGTCCAGCAGCTCTATGACCGTGGTCGACTTGAGATGCACTGTCAGGGCACCGGCGGCGAGCGCGCGCAGTGGTGAGTAATCACGCGGCATGGCCCACCTCCTTTTGCCGCTGCACTACCTGGTGCTTCGCCCACTCGCCAGCGACCCAGGTCACGCCTTTCGGAGTGAAGCGCGCAGCGTTGTAGGCATGGCCGCTGATCTGCGCCGTGCCAGCCTTGACGCAGAAGCGCCCGGCGTCGATGTGGTGGGCGTGCGGGGTCCACTCCCCTCCCAGCGGATACATAATCTCCTCGCTGTGCAGGAACCGCCGGAATTCGGGCTCCTTCACTCCGAGCAGCTTGGCCACTTGGCGGAAGCTCTTCGTGCCGGTCGAGTCGGCGTAGCGCTCGACAAAGTCCAAAGCCGGCGCTGCAGCAGCGAGCTGGGCGGCCTGTGCGTCGATGACATCCTGCTGCTCAGCGGCTAGGCGCAGCGCTGCGGCGAACGATTGCGGCACGGCCGGAGCTGGAGCCGACGGTACAGCTTCCAGCGCCTGCCAGCGGTCGATGATTCGCGCGCGCAGCTCGGCGCTGTAGCCGGACGCTACTACCATCGTGTCACGAAACGACAGCCAGAACTCCGTATAGCATTGGCCGTTCTGCGGGTGTTGGTAGGGGGTCTCGTTCCCAGAAACGATACCCTCGGCAATCAATCGTCGTACCGTTTTCAAAACGCTTTCGTGCGGGGCGCCCGTCACACCGGATATCTCGCGGCTCGACATCGTCAAGTCGTTGCCGCCGGTATTTTGCAAATTCAGCATGCTTCCCATGATGTTTCCTTTCTATCCGTTGGCGCCGCGTCAGGCGGCTTCTCTGTACAAGTGTCCCTCGTCGACGCGCTGGAACACCAGCTGCAGCGCAGCGATGGTTTCGGCACGCGTGGCGACTTCCAACTGGGCGTCGTGGATCGTAAGTACGGTTTCGATGTCGCGCATGGCATCACCGTCGAGCCGGAAGTTGCCGCTCTTGACGCTGCGCACCTTGGCGCGGAAAGCACCGTCCAGCGCGCGGATGATCGCCGCCTCGTGCTCTGCACCGATATCAGCCTCGGCCATGGCCATGGCGATGTTCAGAGCGGTGACAACGCAAGACCAGGCTTCTTCGGTCGCGGCACCGGTGCGCAGCTGCTCGAGGCTGAGCCAGTACGCCAGGCCCAGGTCGGCCAGCTGATCCTCGGCGAGTGGCGCGGCGTCCTGCCCGCGCGCGACACACCGTGCAATTGCGGTCAGGCCGCCAGCCAGCGCCACCGGGCGCGGGCGGTACTTCTTCGTCCTCGCCTTTTTCATGCTGCCTCCCGCGCCGGCTGTTCGGCGTCGACCGCCTCGAGGTCGAACAGTGTTGGCATGCTGACCTCGCGCTCCATCGCGCGGCAGTAGTGCACCTGGTCATTGAAATACGCTGGGTTCAGTTCCGAGCCGGCGCCGCGGCGGCCCAGCTTCATCGCGCGCACCGGTACCGTGCCCAGGCCGCAGAATGGGTCGTAGACGACGTCGCCCGGGTTGCTGTAGCGGTTGATCAGGCGGTCAACGATATCGATCTGGAACGGGCAGACATGCTTCTCGACGGCGCGCGCCGACTGGTCGCCGTTCAGGGTGCGCATGCGCACGATGTCGTGCCACACCATCGGATCGCCGCTGCCCGGCGCCAGGCTGAGGTAGTCGGCCGGCAGCGAACGATTCGCCAGCATGGCCTCGCCCACCCTCACGTGGTATTCGTAATCGTAGACATTGGTCATCGACAGCTGGGTGAACATCTTGGCCAGCTTTGCCGGACCGTAGATGGCCAGCTCCTCGGCGGCCAGCAGCCGGTCGCCGCTCGAGCGCCAGAATGCGTGGGCGTCAACCTGCCAGCGCGCGACGCTGTAGCCGGTACCCGGCACAGGCGGCAACTTACGGTCGAAGGCTACCTGCTCACCGTCATCGGTCTGGCACAGCGGCTTGAACTTGGTCACCGGGATGTCGGCATAGCCGCGGCTGCGATCGCTCTGCGGCTTGTGAAACAGCAGGATGTACTCTGGCGAGCCGACGCCCATCTTCGTGCCGTCCTTGCACACCTCGGAATAGCCTAGCCGGTAGGTCTGATTGTTCTCGCGCACGACGTCGGTAACCACGGTGATCATGCCCAGGTAGTCAAAGCCGTGCTTCATGCCGTGAAACAGCGCCTCCGCATGGAACGGGCTAACCGTCGGGATGCCGGTGCCGGTCACGTTGCCGAAGTTGATCCGGTCCTTCACGTGGCAGGCGTAGATGCGGCCCGGCTGCAGGATCCGGAGCAGCTGCGGTGTCAGGAAGTCCATCTGCTCCCAGAAGTGGTTGTTGTCCTGGGTGTGGCCAAAGTCGTTGTAGCTCGGCGTGTATTCGTAGTGGTTCGCGAACGGGACGCTGGTGACGATCAGGCCGACCGAGTTCTCCGGCTGCTCGAGCGCTTCCAGCACGCAGTCGTTGTTGGCCACGCTGAACCGCTCACCGGCGACGACATGCCGCTCGACGCCGATCGTGCGCGCCAGGCTGTCCTGCATCGACAGCTGATCCAGCCCGTAGGTGCGAATGATCTCGCCCATCGTGTCCTGCATCTCGTCGTGCCGGCGCCACTTCTCTTGCAGCTCAGCCAGTACGGCGCGCTCCACCTCGGTGTGGATGATGTCGATCCGGACTGGGCTGGTCTGCTGGAAGCGCTGGATGCGGTGAATTGCCTGGATGAAGTCGTTGAACTTGAAGCCGATGCCAGCGAAGATCGCGCGGTGGCAGTGCACCTGGAAGTTGCAGCCCGAGCCGGCGATGATCGGCTTGGTCGACAGGATCGGGAACTTGCCGTCACTGAAGTCGGCGATGCGCTGCTCGCGCTCGTCCAGATCCTGCGTGCCCCAAACGCTCACGGCGCCAGGCAGCGCCGCCTGGATGGAATGGCGCTCGTCCTCGAGGTCGTGCCAGATGACGAAGTGGTCGTCCGGATCCGCCGCGACGATCTCGGCGACCTTGGCAACGCGCGCGGCCATGCTCTGCCGCTTCTCGCCGGCGGCGGCCGATAATCCCATCGCGACATTCGGGATCAGCAGGCCCTGGCCGTTCCGCTCGGCGCCGGCGGCGTCGTAGTCGCTCGGCACCTCGTGATAGTGCACATCAAGCGGCGGCAGGTCGTAGCCTTCGTCCGAATGACCCAAATCGCTCGGGCGCCGGATGAAGCATGCCCAGCTGGCCACCCACAGCCAGAACTCGGTTTCCTTGTGCGGGTACAGGGTCAGGTTGCCGGCCTTTTCACTGTCGCGCTGGAAGAAACGTGTCAGCGCCTGGCCAGTGTCCATCACGCCCAGGAAACCCGCGTAGTGGATCAGTTCCTTGAAGCGGTTCGGGCTTGGCGTGGCCGTGTAGACGAACTTGAACTCGACCCGGTCGAACAGCGGCAGGAACTCCTGATAGGTCTTGCTGCCGTAGCTGCGCAGGATGCTCGCCTCGTCGAGCGACGCGGCGCCGAAGCGGGTGACGTCGATCTTCCCGTCGCGCACGCTCTCGTAGTTCGTCATGTAGACCGTATCAATGCCGTCGATCTCTGCATCGGTGCGGATGAAGCGCAGGTCGACCGCGCAGTCGCCGGTGAAACGCTTCGCCACCTCTCGAGTGAATTCCTGGCGCACGCCCAGTGGCAGGACGATCAGGCGCAGGCATGGCCGGTGGATGCCGATCTGGCGCATCACCTCGAGGTTCGTGCTCGTCTTGTGCAGGCCGAACGAGGCGAAGACCGCGCGCTGGCCACCCTGCAGCGCCCAGCGCACAATGTCGCGGGTGTGCGGCTTGAGGCCTGGATTGATCTGATCGAGGGGCACGTCGAAGCCCTTGCGCTGCGCCAGCTTGATCTTGGCGCGAAGGAAGTCGTTGTAATCGCTTAAAATATTGGCAGACATAATTACTCCACTGTGATTTGTTCAGAGGCCGCGTCGGGTGCAACCGTCGCGGCTTCGTTATTTGTGAGCATGGCCATGCATTGGGCCAGCAGCGCCAGCTGGGCGCCGTAGCGGGCTTCGAAGCGCGCTTTGTATGGATGGACCGCGATCAGCGTCGGGTTCGTGCCGGTGCCGTCCTGGTGATGGCCAGCGCACAGCGGCAGAACCAGCAGGTGCGCGCCCGGCTTCGTGCGGCCGTCGATGTGGTGCACGCTGACGTCAGGGTTGCTCCAGCCGTCGTGACGGCATGCCACACAGCCCAGGTCGGCGATCGCGCTCATGAACCGCGCTTCGTCGGCGGTCGGTGGGCGTCCCTTCATCCCGCGCGAGGCCATAGGCTTCGGCAGCTTCGGCTCGCGGGCCCGGGCCTTCGTCTGCACTGTAGCGACGCGCAGCAGGCCAGCGCCAGCGGCTGGCGTCTTAAACCCGTTACCACGCACCATGGGCGACTTACGCTGAAGGGGCTTGCCCTGCTTGAGGGGTGAACGGCGCATCATGCTAGGATTGCCTGATGAAAATCATGACTCAAGTCCTCAAACGAGCTTGGCCTTTCCTTTTTCTTGGGCTCTCCGCAGTAGCTGTCCTTATTGTTGCGCGGCTGTACATCGCTCCGGAGCGATTCGACTGGCCTGCTTGGGTTCAAGCAGTTGGTTCGACGGCAGCCATCATCGCGGCTTTCTTGATCACCAATCGCCAGCATGCTGATAACGTTTTGCTTGAGCAGATTCGGCGCGATAGTGATGACGTCCGCCGACTTCAAGCTATCCGGGCTTTGATGGCAAATGTGAATACAATTGCCCAAGCCATTAATCGACAGCGCGACGACTTTTACTTCGCTGGCACGACAGTCGACACGCTGTCCTTTCTCAAAGACTGCGAGGCCGCCATTCGAAGCCTTCCTGTCTTCGAATTGCCACGCGCCGAACTCGCCATCTTTTGCACGAACCTCCCACAGGCGATGAAGCGCCTCGGCGTTACGTTGGAAACCCAAAACGTTCATCTGAATGACATGAGGAATACACAGGGGCCGTCGCACACCTTGGTTGAGGACCTTCTGAATGAGATTCTGTCGTTGTCGGCGCAGGTGGGAAATCTTTGCCAAGATGAAATTAATCAACTTCGCCATCGATGATTTGCAAACGCAAAAAACAATAGTCATCGGAGTTACGCTTTCGTGTAAAAAGACTGTCCGTATCGGACCGACCACGCCGGGATGTCTTGGCGGATGCCGCGGGAGTTCGGGATGTACTTCTTGCTCAGCGCCGGGCGAGTGAAGATGTCTGGTTGCTGACGCGGCGCTGCGACCTGACCAACGTGCTTGACATGCACGATGCCGGCCAGCCGGTCGTAGGAGATTCGGGCGTACAGGCTGACGGCAATGCGGCCATCCTGCTGCACGGTCAGCCAGCCGGTGCGCAGCGCGCGCTGCAGTGCATCGCCCTTGAGCTTCGCCTCACCGATGGCATCCAGGGCAGCCTCAAGGTCTTGTTCCTTCATCGGGCCATGTTTGTACAGGTGCTCGCCTGCAGCAAAGGCCGCGGTGCCGCGCGTCGGCTGGCGGAAGTTACTATGCTCAGTCATGCCCGCACCTCCGGATCACGTGTGCCGAACAGCGCAGCTACCAGCGGGTCGCGCGCGGGCGCCGCCGAGTGCAGGCGCACCGAGTAGTGCACGTCGTCTTCCATGATATGTACGAGGCGGCCGGCCCCGATCTTGGCGATATCGCTCGGGCACTTCGGCACGCCGGTTGGCCGTGCCACCGGTGCCGTAGCGAGTTGAGCAAGATATGCCTGGGCCTGCTCAGTCGTGATGGCGAGGAAACACATCAAGCCATCGTCGCTGCGGGCAGTCGTGACCCGGCCGCCGAGATCGACCAGGTACTTGCGCACGCCGGACGGGCCCATTTGCAGCAGGTTCGCGATCTCGTCGCGCCGCAATGGGTGGATCATAAGTTCAGCCACCAGGCGGCGCAGGTTGTCGATGCGCGCGGCGGTCTGGCCAGGGGTGACGTAGCTGGCGCGTGTCATGCTGCGCTCCGGGATTGGTTGGCAGCGGCGTCGACTGCGGCATGGAGTTCAGATACCCACTCCGGAGTGGCTGCTTTGAGAACGTCATCGCGCATTGGCATGAGCACGGCCAGAAATTCCGGCTCGACAGGAAGGCGAACTACCGCGCACGAGTTTGCGTCGCCGTTGACGTTGAAGAACTGCATTCCGCTGTAACTTCCCCGGCTTCGCTTGGCGATCACCAATGCGGCATTCTCAACGGGTGCGAGCACAGTGGCGCTGTACGTTCCGATGAGTCCAGGCTGCAGCGTTTCCAGCTTGGGAATGACGCGCTCGTAGCGAGGGAAGTTACCCTCGATCTCTGGTACACCAGCCTGGATGTAGATCTCGCGGCCCGCATTGTCGACGACGGCAAGGCGATCGCCGATCATGACGATTTCGCGATCATCACTGAGGCCGGCTGCGCAGGCTTGTTGCATACGCGTGTCAAAGCGAAGAATGACTTCGTGGTCGCAGGTAGCGCGAGGATCACGGATGGCGCCCAAGGTGTGACCATTCGTAGCAACGATGATGGCACCGCCACCCTTGTGCGGGCGTACGTTGATTCCGTTCAGGTAGTAACGGATATCATCCTTGGCCATGAACGGCACAATCAGCGGCAGCAGCTTCGCCGCAAGGCGCAGGTTGGCGTGCTTGTTCATACTGAACCACCAATCTGACGGCGCGCCAATTCCACCAGTCGCTGGTCGGCGTCGACCAAAACTTCAAGCATCAGCCGCTTTTCTTCGACGTAGGTGCGCGCAAATTTCGGATCGTGTTGCACGATCGAGGAGGTATTACTGATCAGATCGGCCACTTTGATGGTCTGAACCCAGCCTGGCGCCGTAGCGAGGCGCGCTCGCGATGCCGCCTTGCGCGCCGCCCGATTTCCTTCCTCAAGATCGGAAAGGAGCATTACGCCGTGGGCGACCGTCAGCCCGAAGCGCGTTATAAGGTCAACCTTCGTCACGCCCTGATCTTCGACGCAGTCGTGAAGCCAAGCGACTGCTACAACGGTATCGAGCCAGGCATCATCGCGCGCGCCCGCAGCTGCTACGATGCCAGCGACCTCGGCCAGGTGGTCAGAGTACGGGCAGCCGGTGTATTTGCGTTGCTGACCTTGGTGCACCCGCCGTGCGAACTCCATTGCGCTGAATCCGACAATGACACTCATGAAGCACCGCCGATCACGGCGCGAGCGGCCGCATTCAGGTCGGAATCGGTGAGCACGATACGGCTGGTGGTGGTGACGTACACAACGTCACCAGCGCGCAGCCAGTCGTTGTCGATGACAAGCTCTACCAGCGACTGGGCGTCGGTTTCGACCTGGTTGACCGAGTATCCTTGCACAGGTGCGAAGCACGCAGTCGAAGACTGGTCTTCACCGGCGTGCACCGGCGTGATATTTGATTGTGCTAACATGCGTTCTCCAAGTAGTTGCTTCATCAAAGCCCGGTCGTACCCGGGCTTTTCCATTTCTGCCGTTCAGCGATCCTTCGCTGGACTTCTCTTTACTGCGCCAACTCGCGAATTTCTTTCACCGGTACGCCCAGGTGCTCGTGAATGCTCAAGATCGTCGACGGGCCTAAGGCCGATCCGGCGCGCATCTTGCTGATTTGAGCTGGCGAGACTTCCAACTCACGCGCCAGCGCCGCGTCGCTCTTGATCTGGAAGCGCTCGCGCAGCGTGTCCAACAGCTTTGGTACGTTTGTCAATTCCGCTCCCTGATGTGATGTTGGTGACGGCGCCATCCCGCCGTCTGGGTGCTGCTTACGTCGACCCTTGCAGAAAGCTCTTCTCCAGCTTTTCCACGGCCTCCGCCAGCTCGTTTCCGTCCTGATGGTGGCGAGACTGCGCACGCTCCTTGTCTGGCCCCTTAGCGACAGCCTTGGCGCGTCGGCTCGATACCCACTTACTCGCTTTGGCCAGCACCTTGTCTTTCTCCTTCTGATCGTCCATCTCGGCCCCTCTCTTTATTTACTTTTCGATACACCTAGCACCCGAAACCCTTTAAACCCGCATGAAAGGTTTCGGTGCGCCGCCGCGTGCCCGGCGCGCGCTCGACTGCGGCCAGGTCCGTTGCAGGCCCGTTTTGGGCATACGACCTGCGGCCTCCCTACGGGTACGATGTGCAGGGTCAAGTTCGCGGATCGAAGCTGCCAACTGCTGAAGGCCCAGGCCAATCGCAGCGCTCATCGACAGGCCGACCGGATCGAAAACGGCCTTGTTGGCCAGATAGACGTCCGGCGAAAGGTAACCTTTGACCGAGATGGTCTTGGCGTTCGGGTTGTTCATGGGTTTCTCCTAGTGTTGCGGGTTACAGGAATGGGTAAAACGTTATGCAGTCACGACTTACGCAGGAGGCGCTGGCGCGCCACAACTCAGCACCGTCTCGGCAGTAGGTAGGCTTCGCGCTGCGCGGATAGATGCCGGAGATTTGTCAGTCGACCGGCGCTGCGGAGTTACATCGCCAATACCGAGCGCGGTAAATATCTCTGGTCGCGCAAGGCGGAGAAATTTCAGCTGATGCTTCGGGATGCCATTGATCCTCCACTGCGATACGGCGGAATCGGTCACATCGCTGAGCTCTGCAACTTTTGATGTCCCGCCCAAGGCATCAATGATCTCGTCAGGCGTCGGTTTCTTGTCCATGACAATACTTTAGCTTACTAAAGTTAAACATGCAAGCACGCTAAAGCGAAAAACATTTAGAGTGCTAAACATGGATGATCTGGCAACACGACTTAAACAAGTAATGGCAGAGCTGGGACTCAAGAGCAGTGTCGAGCTCGCGACTTTTTGCAACGTATCGCAAGGGCTTGTAGCGCAATGGTTCTCGGGAACAACCAGGCTCGGGCCGAAACCACTAAAGGCCTTCGCCCGCACCCAGTTCAGCCTGGACTGGCTCACGGACGGGAAGCTCCCCAAATACCGGCCTGTTGCAGTAGAAGCCACCTCTGACGTGGAGGACGCGCCCGCAATTATCGGAACACCGCGACTATTGCCTGTAGCCGGCCGGGTCCAAGCGGGCGAGGATGGATTGCTACACATCGACGATTTCCCGCCTGAGCAGCCAGAGGGGTACGTGGTTTGGTTCACCTCCTGCGTGGAGGCGTATGCGCTGCGTGTGCGCGGCGAGAGCATGAGTCCACGGTATCTGCCCGGAGAGTTTGTCGGGGTTGACCCATGTGCAGATGTGTATCCGAGTGACGAAGTAATCGTCCTTCTGAGCGACGGGCGACGGATGATAAAGCGACTGCTCTGGCAAAGGGACGATCAGGCGTGCTTCGAGTCCGTGAACAAAGACTTCCAGAACATCGTTGTGGACCTTGAGGAAATCACTGCGTTGCACCTGGTGCTAGGACACATCCCGAAATCAGCCTTCCGCCCAAGCGTGTGAAGCCGCTGCATGTAGGGCTAGTGCCAGACTTCGAACTGGTTCGGAGAGTCAAACTGCGACTACGTGCCGGCGTCGAGAGATTTGAAGCCGAGGCCGATATGTCCGCCAGCGTCCCGCTGCCAATTCCATCGGGCGATTTCCAGCAACTTGGCGCAGGGCGCGCGGATCTTCTTGCGCTTCAGGTGCGCGACCGAGGCCTGGAGCCTTTGATGTTCGAGGACGACTGGATCGTGATCAACACCTCTGACACTACGCGCCGCGATCGCGAGCTATATGCAGTGAACTGGGATGGCGAAGCGTGCATTACACAGCTGCGGCGGCGCGGTGGCCAGTGGTATCTCAATTTCCTGAATGAAGACTTCAAGCCCTTGAATGCGAGAAGCGGGTGGCTGAGCATCGTTGGCCGCGTGGTATATCAACCTGGTCGAATGCTGACTGGTCGACTTTAAGCATATGAGAGCAGCATGAAGAAGAGCACTCTAATCGCCACATTTCTCGTAAATCTACGCGGTGGCTTCGACCTCGAGCAGGCGGAATACGCTGTAGCCATTACTTTCGCAGAAAAGTACTTAGGGAGTGACTTAGATGCGTGGAATACCGAGCTGGATGATCAGTGGTGTGAGAACGTGATCAAGGGCGAGCCGAGCCCTTCGTATGTCAATGTTGAGAATTTCATTCTTCGGCTTTGGGATATGCGCTGACGCTTTCGACAGGCCGCGCGCCGATCGCCGGCCCGAGAGCGTGGCTGAAAGTTTTCCCCTCATGCTGCGCCAGCTGCTCCAGGTCAATCCGAGCCATAACCGAACGGAAGAAGGTCAATACATCCAGAGCACTGGCGCGTTCGAGAGCCAGTAACTCAATTGGATTGCCACTAGCGTCCAATACTGCCAAGCGGTAAGGGTGCGCACCGTTAGAGATGTCGAACTGATCTATTTGCATGAGTGCTTTCAACGTGGAACTCTAATTTAGGGTAGCCGAGGCATCCACTGATTTTTCAAGTAGCTTACGCGCAACTTCGACGGTTTACAACTTCGGCCGCAACAATTGAAGAGATTTCCCAGGAACATGACGCGTACTATAAAGGCTGATTTATTCGTTGCGCGCAGATGTATCCATGCTCAAAATTCAATGTCCGACGTGTAAATCTCCTATTTCCGGTCGAAAGAATCACGCCAGTTGCCCATGGTGCGGGTCCACGTTGCCTATATTATCTTCGGTAACCTCTTATGACTTAGATCGTGGATCCAAAATCTGGCTTGGTCGGAAGGAGTGGGCCGTGGCTTTAGTTGCTGTAATTTTTGCCGGCTGCCTCATTACAGTCGGCTACACCCGAATGAATCCAGATCAAGAAACGGATGACGCCTGGAGGACACAGGAAGCTCTTGCGACGTGCCAAGGCCATATACAGACGCTGTCGCCTGCCGGAGAGGTCCCGCCACTACCAGATGCAAAAAATCAGGGTACTTATCCAGAATTCTATTTTGTTTGGCCGAAAGACACCCGTTACTATTCACCCTCTGATAAAGACCTCAATGTTCCCGCTGCGACATGCAGGGGCGATCTGCGATCAGGCCGCATCGTCGAACTGTTTATGAACGGCCAAGACGTAACAACAGTGCTGCAACCGTACAAGTCATGACGTCAGCGGACACACGGTCGCTACTCCTTACCTTTGGTGACTATTGGCTAGATTTCGGCGCCTGCACCCCGGCTATACTCGCGCGAGCGAAACGGCACGCTTAGATGCCTCCCCCTGAAAGAAGTCATGATTCCTGCACTTAGCGTACTCATCGCCGCGTACACCATCACGCGGATGCTCGACATGCTGGCTCGCGAAGACACCAAAACGTTGGTCAAAGCCGTTGCCAGCATTTCCATTGTAATCACGCTCGTTGCGGTTGTCGGCATTATGGGAGCCGGATCGAAGGTAGGAACTGCACTTCCTTATTAAGTCTAGCTCGACGGCCCTGCGGAGCGCAGAGCTATTGCGTAACGCCTGCGCAAACAGCACAACGGATGTAGGCGCTACGGCACGCCTGGATGCCGGTTATCTAAGGAACGAAATGTCATCGGAAATCGAGCAATACCAAGCAGCAAAATCTGGATTTGAAGCAGCCACCAAGCGATGCATCGAGATCGCCGGGATCGTCAATCGCGCAGCTGTCGCCTTGAGGGATTGGAAGAAAACAATGATTTCGAACGTTAGTGCTGGATTCCCCGCCGAGGTGGCTTTGAACCGATTCGCCCCATCGATTGATGCGAACGAATGGGTGAGCGCTCAAGACCTTGCTATGGCATTGTCTGATTATCATAAAGCGAAAACCGCAATGCATAATGCTTACAATGCGATTCCCGCAGGACAGCGGGACGTAATCGTGCCGCCTGCAGACTAACTCCAGCGGACGTACTCGCCGCCATCGCCGGGCGTGAGATCAATCCATATGCTGTCACCGACAGCATTGGTCATCTTCACGCTCATCTTACGCTGGACGACTATCCTGGATAGCGCGTCCAGACCGCGCGTCAATGCAATGAGCTTGTCACCAGTCGAGAAGCTCGACAGACCAACTCGGGGCGCAGGGGGCTTGCCGATGCATCCCATAAGGGTGGAAAATATAGCAGCGAGCTCACCATCGGTGGCAACGCTTCGCCCCCATGACCCGCTGACCTCTTGAATCGAGCGCAGCTGCGGACCGTAAGCCAGCGCATTCTCCGCATCCTTCATACTATCGCCAAGCGTTTGAAGGGCCTTCCGCCCTCCTTCGTGGATGGCCTTCACGGCGCGTAACACCTCCGTAGCAGCCTCCCCTGTCAAAGCGCCGCCACTGATTGCCAGCATCTTCTCGGCCAATTCTTGCGGTGAAAACGTGATCTTGTCCATGTAAAACTCCTCACCCGCCCAGCGCGGGTATTGTTATGTCAAAGGGGCAGGTCGCCGCGTGCGATGGCGCAGCGCTGGCCGCACGACAAATCCAGGGAACCGGGATGGTCGTATTGCTTCGACCTGGCCCTCGTGATTGATATCGCAGCCCGGTCGGATATTTTGACGCGCCTCGTTATCCTGTGGCCCCGGACCAGCTGACCGAACCTTCGTGCGCGGCGCCGTTGCAATCTGTTCGAGCATCTGAGGTGTGACTTCCATGCCCCCATGTCTACCTGGCCAGCCGGCCTGCAGGGGATACGGGATGCCGAACGCTTCGGCCTCGACCCTCTTGAGCGCCTTTGCCTTCTGGCCTTTCTGCTCCAGGTAGACCGCGAGGGTCAATTTTTGCGACATTTTCGGGCCTTTTTTCCTACGCACCCTCTATAGGTACTGTTCAGGTTCTGTTCTTGGCTGTTCAGGTAGGTGTTTTTAAGTTGTTGGCTTTGCTTTATCCCAGCAGAGTCTCGGTTCCAGAGCGTAACCCTCCCTAAAGCGGTCGACGTTGATCGACCTCCGTGGTGGGCTACCGCATCCCATGCTTTCGCCTTCGGACACTTTCGCTTGTTCGCAGACTTCCCAGGCATCTCTACCTGTCCCCCGGCGCGCTCTACGATCCACCCACGCGTTGCCCTTCCGGTCGTCCTTGGCACTTGAGCCTGAGCGTCGGCGGTTTCCCCTCCCTTCCCCAAGCCTGCAGTCACCAATCCTTAGGCGACGAAATAATTTTATCACGAACTTTAGCAAACTAAAGAAAGTTCTTGTGCCAAGTTATTTAGTACGCTAAAGTATTCATCAATTGTACGAGCTGCGCGATTGCGAGCCGTGACACAAACATTCGGCTTCGCCGAAAAACGAAACAGGGGAATGAACATGGCATGCAGCTGCAAGTCCAGCATCGAAGCGAAGCTCCTCGCTCGCTTTAAGGAGCAGAGCCCTAATGCATCCAAGCACGAGGTGGAGTTGACCGGCTATACGCTGATCCTCAATGACGCGATGAACATGACGCTGAAAGGCTGCATGAAGATCGAAGCTGCTGCCGACCATCCGCTGCGCAAAGGCGGCGTCAAGCGCAAGGTGCAGCAACAAAATATGGTCTTCACCTACTGCCCGTTTTGCGGCACGAAGTACGAAACCGAGACGGTCGCTATGCCAGCCCAGGCCGACGAGGTGACGGCATGACCCAAAAGTGGGACCAGGATTACCTGAAGCAGGCGATCGCCGACGAACGCGAGATTGCGCGGCTTGACCTGCGCGTGCGCACTTCGATGCCCGGCGGCCTGGGTCTATCGATTGACTCGAACGTCTACTTGATGACGGGCCGTGTCGGCAGCGGCAGCGGCATTCGCACAAGCGAAATCATGTCGAAGTGGCGGCGCGATCCGCGGGCCGCTGGCGCGCTCGCCATCAAGCACGCGCTGAACATAAAGCACGACCATGACGAGTACTCGGTGACCGTGGGATACGGCCCTGGCCGGCGCGGAGTCACCGAACACTACGGCGCCCATCCAAACCGGGACGCCGCGACGATGGCCGCGATCACCCGCGCCTCCCTGCAGAAGCTCACCGAAGAACGCGACGAAGCTGCCGCGCTCAACCCTACCCGCTCGAAGTCGAGCCGTCAGCCCGTCGCGCGGGCCAAATCAAAAACTTGAGGTCCCAATGATCCGCTTTTTACTTTTTTTTGGCATGGACTGGGCCGAGCGCCACCCGGGCGTAATGCTCGCGTTGCTGGCTCTTCTGATCTGCCTGGCCGGCGCAATCGATCCGATCGCGCCACACCTTTAACTGACTTCCCGATAACGAAGGAACCACGATGTTTTTCCGAAACCTCCAGATCTACCGCCTGCCGGCGCCGTACGCGATGACCGCCGACGCGCTGGCCGGCGCACTCACGATCCAGGCGTTCACGCCGGCGTCGAGCAGCGAGCTGCTGCGTCAAGGGTGGCAGTCGCCACGCGGAGCCGGCATGTCGCTCGTGCACACAGTGAACGGCCAGTTCCTGCTGCAGCTCGTTACCGAGAAGAAGGTACTGCCCGCGAAGGTGATCAATCAGGTCGCCGCGGCGCGCGCCGATGAGCTGGAAGAACAGCAAGGGTTCCGCCTAGGGAAGAAAGCGATGCGCGAGTTGAAAGAGCGCGTCGCCGACGAGCTGCTGCCACGCGCGTTCCCGATTCGCTCGACCGTGCTGGTGTGGATCGATCCGGTCAATGGCTGGCTCGTGGTCGATGCGTCGGGCCCCGCCAAGGCTGACGACGTCGTCAAGCTGCTGCTCAAGGCGGTCGACAAGATGCCGCTGGAATCGCTACGCGTGCAGCGTTCGCCGGTGGCCGTGATGACTGGCTGGCTCGAAGCCGATGAAGCGCCGTACGGCTTTACGATCGACCAGGATGCGACGCTGCGCGCTACCGGCGAGAGCCGTGCCCAGATCGGATACAAGCGCCACACGCTGGACCCACAAGACACCCGCCGCCACATCGCTGCGGGCAAACAGTGCACGCGCCTCGCGCTGACGTGGAACGACCGCATCAGTTTCGTGCTGGATGAGTCGCTGGCTATCAAGAGCATCAAACCGCTGGACGTGCTCAAGGAAGGCGCTATCGGCGTGCATGACGCCGACGAGCGCTTCGACAGCGACTTTGCTCTCATGTCGGGCGAGCTGGCCAAGCTGCTGGCAGACCTGGTCGAAGCGATGGGCGGCGAGGCGCGGGCATGAAGTACCGCGCACGCCGCGCGCCCAGCGCCGACTCGCAATCGTTAACGCCTGCCGACCGCCAAGCCATTCAGCAGTCGCGCATTAACGTCCAGTCCAGCCGCTATCAGCGAGCAGCCGCCATTGAAAAAGCTTTTGCGGCTGCACGCCCACCGGATTCGAGGAAATGACAATGATCGATACCACAAATGTAGTACCAACCATCCAAGAGCACGAGCGGATTATTCCGTCGACCGTGAATGGCGAGCTGCTGCGGCGCTTGGACGACAAAGTGCAGCCCGTCAAGCACCTGGACTGGCGTGACGCTGGTCCCGGCTTGGCCAAGATGAGCGACGTCATGATCGATACCGAGACGCTCGGTACCACGCCCGGCTCCGCGATTCTGAGCGTCGGCGCCGTGATGTTCGGCATGGATGGCCTGGGTGCCACGTTCTACGCGCCGATCCGGCTCTCGTCGTGTACCGACGTTGGCCTGACCATCGACCCGGCCACCGTTGAATGGTGGATGCGCCAGAGCGACGAGGCGCGCGCTGCGGCATTCCCAACCGACGCCATGGCGCTCGGCACGGTGCTGGGTTGCTTCCGCGAATGGATTCTCGAGCAAAGCGCGAAGTATCCCTGGTGCCACGGCGCGACTTTCGACGTGCCGCTGCTCGATGCAGCCTACCGCGCGTGCGGCATCCCGGCACCGTGGGAGTTCTGGAGCGTGCGCGACACCCGCACCCTTTACGACCTGGCAGGCGTGAAAGTCGACCGCCGCGGCGGCACGCACCACCACGCACTGGACGACGCGATCAACCAGGCCGAAGCCGCCGCGCTCGCGCTGCGCATCCTGCACGTCAATAAGGCTGTGGCGGAGGTCCTGCAGTGAAATCTACGTTCAACGAGCACCGCCTGCAAGCCATCAAGTGGAAGTGCGCCGCCGTGCTGCTGTATTGCGCTCTCTGCGCCTCGGCCATTGCTCACGGGTGGCCGCTATGACCTATGAAGAATTGCGGCCCAACTACGAGAGCGACGAACAGATGGCGCGCGACCTGTTCCGCCAGCTGGTCGTCGCAGAAGCAGCAGCCACGATCGCGCAAGCACATCGGGTACGTGCCGAAAACAAACTGGCGCAGGCAATGCCGCGCCGCATAAACCGAGACCGAGAGGGAAACCGATGACCATCACCGAAGCCATCCAGAGCAACAAGGAGCAAATTGCCCGCGCCTTCGGCGTCCCCGCCCATATGCTGGCGGACCCTGATCGCACTGTGGCGCCGCGCTACTGGTCGCTGTGCATGACCAGCGAAAACCACGGTACCGTTGGCAAAGCTGGTGACCCGTTCAGCCACGCACCCGGGAAGCACGAGCGCGTGCTGGTGGTCGAAGTACCTGCTGACGCCGGCGCGCCAGTCGACCAGGTCAGCCTGCAGCTCGTTACCAAGGCGGGCGGCCAAGCTGACGTAGATCGCGCGCTGAGGGCTGCGCAGGCTTGGGTGAACGAAGAGTATATGTGTGGGCGCCGCATGGGCAAGGGTGAACCGGCGATGTCTGATCGAGCTGAAACGGCCAAGACCAAATGCATTGCGGCCATCCTCGCGCTCGCAGCCCCTGTCACGGCACAAGCCGGTCAAGTGGCTGTGCCGGAGGGCTTCAAGTTAGTTCCTGTCGAACCTACCCTCGAAATGGTAACGAAGGGCTTTGAGTCGGCACCAGACCAGTTCTTCAGCCTTACGGCGGAATGGGAAGCGTACGCCGCGATGACCGGCTGTCAAAAGGCCGCTCATCGGGCCAAATTGTGCTATGCCGCGATGCTCGCCGCTGCGCCCGCAACGCTAGCACAACCCACGCCTCTACCAGCGCAAACACAGCCACTCTCACCGACAGAGTGCTGGTCGATCAGTTACGAGAACTTCAGCCACGATTCGCTGGGCGAGCTGCTCGAGAATAATCCTGATCTGGTGGCGGGCGCACGCGTGTTCGTCGGTGAAGCAACCCATCCAGCGCTTAGCCGCCTGATCGATTCCGATGACGTGATCGTGCAGATGGGTGACCGCGCCGGCGACATCGCTGGCGAATATGCGGATGGTTATCCAGACGTGAGCGCGGAGGATAAAGCCGAGCTCGATGCGCTGTTGGGGGCCTGGATCGAGAAGGCGTGTCCGCCGACCTTCTACGAAGTGAAGAATGTGCGTGCCTACGTCATCACGGAGCAGGACATTGCAGGGGCCCAAGCATCTACACCAAGCGAGCGCCAGGAAGGCGGTGCAGCATGAGCCGCAGCGGGGACAAAGGCTGCGCTTGACTGGTTGCGGCACAGATTAAGAAGGAGTATTTAGCAATACCACGACTCCAGGGCCGGAACGTGCCAAAAATTTTTAAGGTATTGAAAGTGGATAGATATTAACTCGAGGCGGCGGTATTAGCGGTGGGCAACCGATTA